CAACGGTCGTACTTGTGTTTCTTGGTGCCTTTGTCGCACCCATACTTGTCGAATAATTCTCTTAACGTTCCCATTTTACATACATCCTATTTCTGTCGGGCATAAACTCAGTCACTTCAAATCCCGTTTCTTCTGCTAACATGATGTGATCCTGTATTCTCCAATTGAAGAACGGAATCTCACCCACCCTATTGTTTCCATGATCTCTGTGGCCTGGATTGCATCTCCAATAGATGCGTGATCCTGTTTCCTTCAGTGAATCCGCCACACGATACACCTGTGTACGTACAAGTTCGATATCACCAAAGTTAATGCTACCTAGACAGAACGCAACATCATACTTCTTTTCGTAAATCTCTGCAAGTTCATAGTCCTCTATTGCACAGACTTCATCAGCTCCAATATCAGTGATATCAATACCGTGAAGGCAGTGAATATGCCGCTTAAAAGGATTAACTCCGCAGCCCACATCCAAGACTCGCTCATTTTCTTTGATTTCATCGATTAACCTAAATCCTGTCCAATAGTACTGATCCAAACCCGCAGTTCTTGAACTGGGCCACGTATTAGTGAAGTAGTCCTTCAAGAAATCATAGTGTGGGTTTATAGACATAGACAACAACGTCCTTCTTCGCATAGGTGTCATTATTAACTCCAAGAATTGATATATTAAATAGTTCTAGTAACTCATATAAGTCTCGGACTTTAGTTACCTTATCCTTGTTGTTATATATGAACCTCATGATACCAGAGTTTTGTTTCTGTATATGATCGAACATGTTGTCCATGTTCTGATACCACCAATAGTCGGGGTAGTCTATAGAGAAACCACCAGCTTCCTTCCACCACTCAATACACTCATAGTCGTTTCGATAGACCATGATGATTGGGTATTTTTTAAAGTTGTCGATTTGACGTGAAAGGGTGTGTGATTTAATGAGACGAATCCCCTCTCCCTTTTCGGAGAAAGGTTTGTCCCATTCGCTTGGTTTGAAATCATACTCCATGCCAGGGTCAAAGTAAGCCCCACAATGGAGTTGACTGTAGTTGTGATGGTAACTTCTTTCTTCGGTTTGATCTGAGATGTCAAAGTTTAGACTTTGATAGATCATATTGGCGACACCAGACCAACGAGAGCCTGGCGCACCTGTGAATAGGATATACCTATTTTCTTTCAGACTTGGGTCTAAGACCTTTCCAGACTTCATTATCTAACCAGTGCTCCTCAACATATTTTACATATTTGTTATTTTGATCTTCTACTAGGATATCATACACTCTTGGGTTGTCGTAGTCAATAGGAAATCCTAGAATATTTCCCAAAGACTTTAAGTACATACATTTATGTAGGTATAGAGTTTCGTGGGATAGAAACGCAAAATCACAGTTGTCCAGACAACGATAGTATGCCATCGCAGTGGGTAGGGTTATTTCATCCCTTACCCTTTCCTGTTGAAGACAGTTGATGTTACGGTCACGAGAGACGATACAAACAGTTACTCTATGACCCGCACTCTTCGCTTCATCAACGAACTCCTGAATGGCAGGAATTCTTTTCTCTCCGTCAAAGACAAATGGGACACTGACGTTTGCGACAACGTAGGTCTCTTTGATCTTCTCTAGGGTAGGAACGGTCAGTTCAGGGTTGACCCAACATTCTGCGAAGGGTTCCTCATCACTCGGAATCCAATACTTCTCTCCAAAGTCCCAACCATAGACATGTTCGCTGAGACCAAGGATTTTACTGAATAGGTGATTACCAGAACCCTGTGGGCCTGTGACCAATAGAATGCGTTTTCCGATTGGTCTGTTTCTGTTATACTCGCTGTTGTCCGACATAGGTACGTACCTTCAATGGGTTAACTTCATCTGTTGGGCCTGTACCAGAGTCAGGCGCAAACACGAAAAGGGTAACGTCTTCACCATCATTACACATAAAATTGTGAAGGGTGTTTCTCTCCATAAAGAACACATCGCCTGGCGCAAGAGGAAAGATTTTATGGTTGTCCAGTTCTACTTCACCGTGACCCGTAAGGATGAGACCAACACGGTGACTCGGGTGTGTATGGAGAGTCTGTTGCATTCCAGCAGGGAAATGCACATAGTTGATTACAGGTAGACCAAGACGGCCAGGGTTTACTGCGGTAGTGTTAGTACCACCGTCCATATAGGACAGATTACCCTGCGAACCACTCTTCACCTTAAAGATGCGTTCGTCATTCATTTTCAAACCAAGAAAATCAATGACGCAAACCTTATGGTTGGGCATCACCTTAAAGTTAACATCATCGGTAGTCTGTGCGGCCGCAAATGTATTGTGTGCTAGAGAACCCTGAACCTGATCAGTCTGCATATAGTATGCAGTACCTTTCGGTTTGAAGCTGGGGTGGTTCAGTCCTCTACCAAATACATGAATGTCAAAGTTCCAGATATCATTGACGGAGTGGGTTTCCCCCTCCTTAACAGTAATCATCATAGCGTAAGTCCTGTTGCCTCCAAAATCTCGGGTGGAACCCAAGGTTTCTTCATACGTTCCGGATGCCATACCATGGCACAAATATTATCCTTGATCCACGATTCTACATCACCTTCGGGGTCTCTGGCAAGTACTACCGAACCACGAGGTTTATGTTTTATATAGGTGGTGTGGAAACTGTTGACAATATGTTCTTCATTGTGCATGTCAAAGACTTTGTGTTCAGAGAACCAGTGTTGTTCTTTCGCCTCTACAACCTGTCCACGCAAAATAGAAGTCAACAAAAAGGCGCCATGACAAATACCCAATACGGGTTTGCCAAGAGAGACCATTGATGTTGCAAGTTCAGTTTCGGTGATGATACGAATGTCTTCGTTCTTACCACCTGTGATGATGAGAAGGTCTAATTCTTCTGCCAATTCATCATAATCTAAGTCACTTCTATTCGGAACAGGAATCAACGTGTGGTTCTTAGTGAGTGGTGATGAATACCAATCGTGATCTAAGAAGTCACCCGTGATTCCTGATCTCTCAGAATATAGAAGGACTCGTTGAGTGAGTCCTATTTTCATAATTTACCAGCCGTATGCTTCGTTTACGAGGTCTCGTGATCCTTCCGCTTCCACGGTGTTTGCACAAGAGATTTCAAAGAGGTCTTTACGCATAGATTCGACGACACGCTGGACACGAGATTGTGTCTCTTCGTCCTTCGCAAGTTGACGCAGTTTCCAACCACCAATTGCACTGTGGAAACCTTCATCTCTTGCGATCTCACGATAGCGAGTAGAAATGAATTCGTCCTGAATGGTATCTGCCATCTGGTTCCAGACTGCTTCCGCACGTCCTTCCGCAACCAACTGATACGCAGCAAGAACTGCTTCGTCGTTCTCCGCACCGTACTTCTCAAGGAGAGTTGCACCCTTTGCGGTGTTCATCTCACGTTCCTTGCGAAGTGCTTCTGCAACGTCCACTTCACCACCAGTGATGTGTTCGATTACTTCCTTGACCATGCGATAGTGTTTCGCTTCGTCTGCAGCCTGCTTCGACAACAGTTCTAGTTCTTTGGGGTCTGCATCGTCTGCCACGTTGGCAATTTGTGCAGAGATTTCGGTCATGTTCATTCTCTCATTGACCATACGACCAATGAAATGATCGACCATTTCTTCTTGGGGAAGTTCACCTTCGAAGTATGCCTTGACGTTCTTTCTAGACGCTTCGAAGAGAGCTTGGTTTTCGTTACGAATGTTCTTTACGAACTCGTTAGGGTTTAACATATTGGTTCTCCTTTAGTTTCACACTCTTAATATAGATATTCACCAATCTTATTTATAAGAACTCGGACTCAAACTTTAAAATTAGTTTGTCATTGCGTACACGATATTCTTGTATTTCCGAAGGATATTTATCCCAAGGCGAACCTGTGGGTAATCCATACAGAAACAAGTCCGCATAGTTAACTACTAGTAGTTCCGAATGTTCTTCAATTGCATCGGGGTTGAAGTCGAGATTTCTCTTGTGAGATTTATCCCAGTACTCTTCGGGTCTATTCTCCCTAGCCTCCTTAATCCATGTGTCATAACATATTTGGACAAACCCATAAAAAGAAACGGGGGGTTTCTCAGTGACATATTTTAACACAATCTTAGAGTATCTATCAATACTTTTACACGATATAACTTTGTCGGGATAGTTCCTTTCAATACCACCCTCCTGAACTGTATACAAATGCAGTTGGTCAAAGTTCCTATCAATACCATCCTGAAATTCAGGTCTCAGTCCACAAGGCCCACACCACTTCTTCAGAAACATGAGTTGTGCGGTATAGTCGAACGAGTCGTCATCCGATGCATCAATCTGATATACAATAGGACAGTCGTACCACTGAAGGTATTTGTGGATATCTTGTTTTGCAACCAAGACTGATTGTTCAGTAGTCTCTAGAGGCCCAGTCGAGTTGTCCAGTTGGACACAGTGAACCGAACCACCATACTCATTGAACCGAACACTACGGCGACAGCCCGGATTGGTTTCCCAATTACCAGACTCTTCTTCGGTGGTGTTGTCCAATAGTTCTGTGAGGAACATGCCACCTGAACCAGACGGGTAACATAGTCCATATCTTACTTTCTGTTTCATATATTGTGCAATAGGGTTATATTTGACTCATTAATGAGACAACATCTTCCCCTTGGTTTGGAAGTTTGTCTTTTAGAAAGAAGTGAATGAAGTGACACTCTTTAATATTATTCGCTGCAGTATATAGACCGTTCCACACTTTGTCCATGTGCTTGACCGGAACGTTGTATTTCTTGAGGAATACATTCAAGAGAGTTTGATCTGTAGACCACTTCCATGCGCCCACCCCGTCCACAAAGTCTTTGAACTCTGCACGTTGAAGGAACTGTTTACCTGTCTGTCCTTTCAAAAGGGGTTTGAAACTTTCACAATTTAGAAGTATCATCCCCATATTAAAGAACTCAAACCCACGTTCTGTCAGTTTGAAATCAAGTTTGTTGTTCTGCAGTTGACTATACTGCATACGAGAGTAGTTGACGATCTTCTGTACGTACCAAGGTTGGATATCCATCTCACGTTCGCACACTGCACCGAAGGCATGTTCAGTCCCAAAGTCTTCGAAGATATTGGGTGCGTCCTCACGGATGTAGATGTCCGCATCGATGATTGCAATTTGATCGTAGTTGTCGATATAGTCGAAGGCCACTTCCTTCTCAAAGATAGGAAGGTAACCACCATACTTCTCAAATGACTCACGAGACCGGCCCATGTTAAATGGATCGGGTGCAATACGATACACCGGAGAACGTTGCACATAATGTACAATATCATGCTTTTGGCAATAATAAGAAACACTTTCAATACAGTGTTCGTATAATTTAGACGGTTTACCTACGGCAACCTGATAGATCATTCGTTTCATTAGTGAATTTTTCTTACTTCATAATTAAAGGGGACTTCAACACTGAGGGTGATCTTACTTCCTTCAACAGTCACCCCTTCCAACCTTTTGTTGTTTAACTTTCCAACAGACTTAAGTTTATAGACTGTCTTCGCCTTAGGATCAGTATCGTACCAGATAGTTACATGGTACTCTTCCTTGGTCAAGTCTAACCACCACTTTTTGAGTTTGTTCATATCTTTACCTGTAATCGTTTAGATTGAATTCTGTACCTATCATCTTATGTAGGTCACGATCATGGTTAGTATACACTAATACCTCGGGATCGTCAAGTAGAAAATCGCAGTCTCTACAATAGTTCGGATAGTCACCAGTCCTATGCGCCTGTCTCAGAGCAGAGTACTCTTCTCCCCGAATAATCTCTTCGATTGTGTTTTCGCTAGCGTGTCCAAGGACGGCTTCTTCGTCTCTTCCAAGAACCTGACAGCAAGGATGAACAGCACCCCGTTTACCGTCAAGACCGCCAGCACGGATAACAACGTCTGGACTAAAAGGTCTGCCACAAGTCTTTACCTCTCCTTTACGTGCATTCTCACCAATGTCATATGCACCACTCCAATTGTGCATCTTCCAGATTTCTGTTTTAACACCAAGTTCATCAACCAATTCTATGTATTTCTGGAGTTCTTCTTCCAGTTTTGCATTGTCTGTAATAAGGTGATAGGTCTCAATTGTACAGTCGGAACCAGACTCCTTTACATACGCAACCATCTCCTTGATATTATTCTTGATCAGGTGATAGTTACTGCCTCGTGTGTTGTTCATCCACGTGTCGTAGAGTTCGGGTGTGGGGCCAATGAACGAGAATCGAAAGAAGTCAAGTCCAGCGTCAACACAGTCCTTCATGAACTGACCCTGCATCTTGAATCCATTAGAGAAGATGACAGCTTGTGCACCATACCTCTTCACAATCTTGATGTACTCAGGAAGAAGACGGTTGATCGTCGCCTCACCAGAACCATCTAGGTTGACTACTCGCAGTCCATGTTTTGCACAGTCAGAGACATAGTTCTCAAACTCAAGAAGACTCATCTTGGTGAGAAATCCCTTATGCCTACCGCCTGTTCTTTTGTCTTGAGGACACATGGTACAGTCGAAGTTACATCCTCCCTGTACCTCAATCACCGCCCTGTCAATCTTAATCTCACCCATAGTTTAACTCATTTTTCAGTTGTTTTTCGTATGCTATAGCTTTCTTCTTGGGATGACCTAATGCGTAATTAATGTTGGACATCCACCACCAGATATTATTTCTTCCATCAAAATCTGGATTTACTCTTACTGCATGTGGTGTGTGATATTTAGTAACACCTTCTTTACTTATAACCATCATAGGTTTTGCAAAATTCTTTGCTACATAATGCCACATACCATCGTAACAGATTACCTGTCTACACGTAGAGATGTGATACATAGCTTCTCTTACAGGAGTTCGATAGTTCAATTCAACTACCTTTAATCCCGCCTGGCGAAGTTTCTTAATTATAACACGCCAATCGTAATCTGTCAACTTTCTTTTCCAAGGTCTAGGAACTTCTGCGTTGGCCACTGGCGTCCAAATGACTACTTTCCGTTTGTCTGTTTCTCGAAAAGCGTCTTGTCGAAACAACCAATCATTATCAGGAATGTCTGCACCCTGATCATCAGTCCAAGAGCCAGACTCAAACCAGAATCTATTCTTTGAATGATTACTAGTATCTTCTGGTACTTTGACTTTCACAACACCATCCTCATACTCTAGATCGTCTTTATACGACCAGTCTGAGTATCTACCTTCTGCGTAGAATAGGTGATCGACAACCACATCATCCTTGCGATGATAGAAGTTATGTATGTAGTCCATCCTTTCGGTAATGGTTTCGGGGTCTTCGAAGTGATGCAGATGATCGGGGCCGTGATCCCAATGCATCTGCAGTTTCACTTTCGTGTTGTTACGATAAGCGTAAAGGTGACACACATTAAGTGCCCACATAAAATCACCTACGCCAGGTGTTCCTCTCCACGTTACACGTTCCATAATCTACCTTATGTTTACTTCTTAGCAGAATACGCCTGTCCACCAAAGAATGCAGCGACGATTGCAGCAACAGACACAAAGTAAGTTGCGGCCATATCACCTAGAATCTTGGATGCACTGTCCAGACCAATCCAGTCTGCAAGTACGACTGCAAAGGGATACAACAGAAGACCGAACAGGGCAAACCATGTCATACTTCTCTGTGCATCACGCATTGCGTCAGCGTCTTCTAATTCCTTTCGTTTAAATTCAAGATACATCTGGTGTTCTTCGGGAGATACAACTCCATCACCATTTGAATCAGCTGGATGAAACATTGTTTCTTTTTCGTCTGCCATATCGGGTTCCTTTTGTTATTGTCATTTTAGAACACCTTGACATTATATTGACTTTCCCACAACTTCGCATCTTTTTCATCATCAACCATAGGACGACCACGGATGTTCAAGCTAGTATTTAGTAACATCGGAATCCCTGTACGTTCATAGTACTCTTCGATGATCTTACGGAACACTGACTGACAGTCCTTGCGTACAACCTGTACACGTGCAGTGCCGTCTACATGGGTAACAGATGAATGGTCATGAAGTGCCTTGGAAGTGAACTGCATGTACTCGTTCATAGGCCCTTCGAAGTATTGATCCGCATACTCTTCTAGAATGGCAGGGGCGAAGGGACGATACTTCTGTCTGCGTTTGATCTCGTTGACCGTATCCTTGACATCGAACCTAACGTCTGCAATCAAGGATCGATTTCCAAGTGCACGTGGCCCATACTCTGCACGTCCATTTGCGACACCACAGTATTGATGTTTCAGAAGGTGGTCTACAACGTCAGAGGGGTTGATCTCACGGTCGATATTCGTACCCATGTAGGGAGTCCAGATAAGACGGTCTCCGCCTGTCTCCTGCGCCCATGTACGTGCGGCACACCCTAATGCACTACCAGAGTCCGCTGGTGCAATTGCAATATGTACCTCATCGAACATCTCATGAATCAGAGAGTTGACCACCACATTCTGTGCACAACCACCAGAGTAGACCAACTTGGAACCATACTTACGTGCCTCTGTCATGATCTCTAGAATCGCACGTCTTGCAAATTCCTGTACGGATGCGGCTGCTTCTTCGGGGGTGACTGACTTAACCTTCTCCATCAACTCATCACGGAACTTAAGTCTCTGTTCCTCTCTAGGTGAGTCCACACCAAGTTTCAGGTCATTCTCAAGTTCATAGGTTGCGAGGTCTTCGAAGGAATGGTACTGTTCCCAAATCCAGTCTGAGAATACGTCCTGACCATAGGACGAAAGACCCATGACCACATATTCATCCTCAAGGGGTCTGAGACCCAAGGCATAGGTAACCGTACTGTAGATCAGTCCGATTGACTTAGGATAGTGCCACTCTTTGATTAGATTGAAGTTGTGATCATAGATAACGGAACATTGGACTTCCCCTGCACCGTCGATAGACACCATGACAGTATCTTCTTTAGATTCCCACGGACGGGTATAGTAAGCGCCTGCACAATGAGACACGTGATGTTCGTGCAACTTATCATAGTGCAACATCTCGTGGGCAGGAACCTTTTCCCAGAGTCTTTTATTGTGCCCATGTCTAGGGTAGACTTTCGCTTTGTCGCCTTGTACAGCAATACCTCCACGAAGACCATATTTGATATTATGATCTTCATAGAAGGTAACTACTTCGTCGTCCTGATAACCAATGTGATCCCACAAAGCTTCGGGGATGTGGGCATCATTCTTGTTCTTAGACCAACGTTCTGCATGTGTCGCATAGGACACCGTTCCATCTTGTTCGATTACTGCAATACCAGCATCGTGATAGAACTCACTGAAACCAATATATCTTGTCATTTAACCCTCTAGGTAGTTGTAAATGTCCTCCCAATTTTTCATTAGAGGGAGCGGACAATCTTCCATGTTGTAACCATGTTCCATTACAACACTATCTAGTCCTAACTTATCTCCCACGAGGGCGTTCTCAACTTTGTCTTCAACCCAAATGAAGGGCTTACCGGCATACTCTGCAAGGGCTTCGTCCTTGTCAGCACCAGTGTCGAGGTAGACAAACTTCTGAAATGCAGTCTCACCGAACAACTTCTTGAGGTTCTGAGTTCGTAACTCACCTGCGTGTTGGTCAAGACTCAAACTAGTAATCGCATGGAAGACGTATCCATGTTCTTCGTGCAACTTTCGCACGTAGTGGATTGCGTCTCGTAGAGGGGGGAGGAATCCAATCGCAGCACTCTCGTTGAACTGTCGAACCAGTCTCTTACCAGTTACATAATCGATTCCGTAAGTCTCACTTATATCGTAAACGTCCTTGACTTTCTTGTGTCCATGTTCTTCCATCCAGACGTGAAACGCATATCCCCAATTCAAGAGGACGCCATCCACGTCAGTCAGAATCACTTTCTCATAATCTCGCATAACTACTCCTTCTCAATATAGTATAATAGTACACCATACCGAGACGTTTGTCAAGCGTTTTTATGAAAAAATCTTAAATTTTTTGTCTCGGTAGTGTTCCATCATGAGGACTTTCCAGTCCCCACCAGTGTAGTGACACATCTTCGCCTTCTCAAAGAACAACTCTTCAGTCTCATAATGGGGGGAGTCATTCCAAGTCTGGTCTATGGTCTGAACGTCCATATTCCACTTCTGGAACTGACCAGACAGGTAGGGTTGATCGTTCATGAGAGACATGTGTAACTGAGGGCCTTCGAAGAACCACTCCTTCCAATCGTCGAAGTGTTCTCGTGCATACAGACGAGCGTCTCGTGACCAACAGACAACACCTGTGTTCATGATGGTTAGTTTTGATGGGTGGTTGGGTGGCATGGCGGGAACGATGGGAACACCGTGGTACTCATACTTGGTTACCTGATCTCTGTAGACATCAGGCTTCCTGTCCCATGCGTTGTATCCACCACCGTTGAATGTTCTGATATCACTCTCAAGAACACCCATGACATCACCTTCCATGAGGTCAAAGATGTTCTCTTCAGTGTTGGCAACAATATCGGTATCGACGAACAGCAAGTTCTCATACTCATCAAAAGACTCATCGTATACTACTCTCAGACATTCGAAAAGGCAAACCGTAGTATCCCTTTCCCATTCGTCTTTAGTGTATACCGCTTCGTCTGAATATAAGTAATCTGCACCGAGTTTCTCGGCATAGATTTCGAAAGACCTACGGGATACGTCTGCGACTTCTGCGTAGAGTTCGGATCGTGACCTACCAAGGATAGGCCCTCTCTTCTCATCTAGATCATCATTCAGTATCATATACTGGAAAATTAAGTTTTTCCGAGTATCTCCTTTTACTTTCGACATTATGTATTTTCCTAGTGTACCCTTCTTTAGAGTACTGTTTGTGCTTATTCCGCTTTTTATTGCGGTCGTCATGGCGAGTGTACTTTGCCATTATTTCAACTCTCACGAGTCTCCTTGTTGCCAATCAAAGTGTTCCAATCGACAAAGGTTCTCTTCTCAGAGTCCCAGAACCGATACGGATATTTTACACTGCTTCCATTCGGGACATGAGTCTTTCGGCCCGATTTGTCACTTGCCTGTACCACAGTGAATCTCTCCCTTCTACGGCAGCGGTCTTCCAATCACATGCTTCTAGTGCAGCGTTAAACTTCTTGAACTTACTGAGACGTGTACGTCCCATATTGAACATCATGTTAACCAAGATTTGCTGGACTTCATCAGGGAAGTCTCCAAAACACCCTTCTCCGTATAGAGCGTGACACTCTCCGATGGAAGTTTCAAGGTCTCTATCAAATACTTCCCGCACTCTTTCTTCATCAATTGGAGCTCCAACTTCCCTTCCGAATTCCGGATCACCTTCGACGATAAGGTGACCGACTCCGAAGGTCGGATAGCCGAGGTGGTCATTGTAGATTTCATACTTGACTCCTTCGTCGATTTTTAATTGTTCGTAAACTGATTCTTTATTCATTTTTTGTGTATCCTAACATTTCCTTTGTCATTATATAGTCTCGCACGAAGTCCGAACGAACTATATCTGCCCAACTAAATTCTACTACCGTGAACCTAGTCATATGTTCAATAATATCTAGGAACTTTAGTAGACCCCTTTTGTCGGATTCTTTCGTAAAATCTGTCTGGTGATAATCACCGCAGAATATGATCCGACAGTTTCTACCTATTCGTGTGATTACTGAGTCTAACTCGTGAAACGATAGGTTTTGCATTTCGTCGATGATTACAATCGCATCATTGATTGTGGCACCACGAATGAAAGATGTGGACATGAACTCGACAACTCCCGCACTGGTGAGTTTATCGTATGCTCCACCATCTTTAAATAGTTCAGTACAAATCGCCCGATACGGGCCAGTGTACGCATCCATCTTCTCCTCTAGTGAGCCCGGCAAGAATCCAATCTCCCGAGTGGGAACTATTGATCTGACAACAACAACCTTCTCAAAGGTGTTGCCCTTATCAAGGACTTGTTCTAGTCCAAGGTACAATGCAGTGAAAGTCTTACCCGTTCCTGCAGTACCCGACATGACAATATGATTGCCCTCATCCCATGCCTTATAGACAACCTCTTGCAAACCTGTGATGGGTTCGTAAGTCAAAAGGTCATCGATACGCAACTTCTGAGGTTGGGTGCGTTCTTTCCTCATGTTTTGATTGTGTTCCCTTTACCGGAATTCTTTTTGATACCCTTCAAGAGGTCGTTCCAGTCGCTACCGGCTAGTTGACGTGAAGACTTGTGACCACTTGTAAGGCCTGGAGCGGACAGATGAACTTGCTCCAGTTGCGGATTATCAGTTTTATACTGATCTAATTGGGAAATCCGGAGAGTCACTTCCGTGATCTCTCCGGTCTCCTTACTTCTGAAATTATAGATTGGCATAATTTACTTCACACTCGATATCAAAATCCACTACGACACCCTTCGGTGAAGAGATAGGATCACCCCCTTAGAGATTGGTTTGCATATGTTTCATGAATAGTCTGGTCGAGGAAAGCACGTTTGGCTATCAATTTATGTGCCTTCTGTTCCTTACCTTTTTTCTTAAGACTCGCAATGTAGTGATCTAGATCACGGGAATCTTTTCTTAACCGTTCTATTTGGGCTGCTGTCATTAAATCTCCTTTGGATTGGTTTAGTTATTTTGAGATTAAGTTAGGGTATGCCTCCTGTACCAGTTTCTTAGTTAGACCTTTAATGGGGGACTTTTTGTCCACCATCGCCAAAACCAACAGAGCATCATCTGGATGGATACCTTCCAACAAGTTGATGAATTTCTGTTCACGTTTATACGATTGCATTTGAGTGCCTGGCCCGCCATTTACGAAGTAACCGAATTGGCGGTGTTCCCGCAGCAAGGAAGACGGGGTAGACTCTGGTCTGTTTGGGGTGTAAGGCGGCTTGCCTTTGGGGAGTAGGAACTCCAAGGAATCATCGAAAAGACCTCGTAGGATGTCCTTAAAAGCAGGAACATCGGAATACTTTTCAAACACTTCAAGACGTTTCGCCTTATTGGTTGCCTGTTCTAATTCTAAGAAAATCTCATACACCTGTTTTCGGGGTGGTGTGATTGCCATTTTTCACCTCATATTACTATATATGCTTACTACGTCTCTCAGACGCAACCAAATATGAAAATTCGTCCACATCATGAACGATCTCGTTATAATAATCCTCAGCGGTTTCACGAGCGTAATTCGCTTTCCACTCAGGTTCACCCATTGCAATAAACTGTTCATAGACAGCTTCCTTGCACTTATCTAGGGGTTGATTAAAGTTGTCACAGACCGCAGTCTGAACATCCAAAATAAATGCACCCATCCTACTCATCGCCAATCTCCTCAACTGTAATTTTATACTTCATACCATTGATGTCACGTGCAAAGATTTCTTTCTTGGTACTCACGAAGACACCATCTTTATCTAAGTGTAACTTAGGTGCTGTCGCTTTGTCAAGCAGAAAATCATCATTCAGTTTGATCTCAGGCAGAAGATTCGAAATTGAAAACGCAATCAAATCACAATAAACTAACATTACTCTTCTCCTTTATAGACACAAAGACCAACTGAATCTTCAAACACTGAGGTGGCTTGATCTAGTGCAGTCTCACAGTCAAGCGCAGTGTTAAACTCAACTGACCCGAAAGAAAATCCCAAGTACAAAATAAGAATCCACATCACTACAACTCCCAACTAATCTCAGGGCGAGTATCGCCTTTGCCGTTCCAGTGTATTTTACAACCACACTCCTCGATGATAGGCAGGATGGCTTTTAGATTCTTAACACCTTCTTTATCACCTGCAAAGCAGAACGTCGATGTAGTTTGTTGTTCGGGTGACATACAGATGAAACCGCCCACTGAAGTGTCGTACTCTGACGGATCGAATCCTTCTGCGATTACACCTTTACCATAACACGTCAGACAGTCTTCACCTTCTTCATCACGCCTATCGGAGCCGCACTCAGGACATTCTTCGCCATCAAAATAGACTTCACAATCCTGAGAATGGTTGAAGAGAACTTTGTTTACGTCTACTTCGGTTCCGTCTTCGAACTCAAACGGAACATCGCCCCAAGCACAACTTTGACAACAGGGCAGGTTCCAACCAACGAACCAGCCCTCCTCAGTTAAACGTTCTTGCAACTTTCGAAAACCGTTCACGCCGCTACCCTCCCCATCACCTTGTTATCACGGAAGTAGATTCCCTTGGGAGCGATCAACTTACCGATCATCTCCCAATCCTCTGCCTTCAACTTAGAGGCATAGTTACCGTCATCACCAGCGAACTCCTTACCGAGTTCGTTGTACTCGTTGAGGTAGTTAACCGCATCGAGCACATTGTCAAATTCTTTTGCGTCAAACATGTTAGACACTTTGGGTTTCGCAACAAACATCATAATATATCTCCTTAAGCGTACCAGCTTCTGTAAAACTCATTACCTTCTTCCGCAGGACAAGCCATACGAACGTCATCAACATTGATGTACTTACCAGTGACTCGCTTCTTGAACTCACCACCGATGAATCGATCCTTGACGGGGACAACACGGTCACTCATGAAACCTTCACTACCTTCGACAGTGAAAAGCGCAATCTCTCGCAGAGTAACAGTAGCACCCTTCTTCGCAACTACCTGATAGGCATCAACGTTAGTCTGTTCATAACCCCAACTAGCGACATAGAGGTCACCCTCTTTGACATTGGCAACCGCATCTTTCCGTTCAGCGGCACGTTTCGCCTTGCGTTCTTCCTTGTAGGCAGCAGCAAGGTCAAGGTTAGCGAGGAACTCCTCACAGTACTGGATCCTTCGTGCCTCGTTAGCGAAGCGGTAGTTGAACTCAATCTTGTAACCAAGACGAGCACGGGGGGCAGGACGTTCGCACCTAGCAACCGGACGCTCTGCGTCAACGATCAACTTGTAACCACGTTCTTCAAACTTTGCAATCAAATCATTCATAATCAAGTCCTCTCATCAATTTACGTAGTAATTATATCATATGGGGCGAGGAAGGCAACACTTTTTTTCACTTTTTTTTAGATTTTTTTGTTCTTAGTGGCGCCTTTCTTATAACCTTTTCGTAGGTGTAGGGGCATCTCCATATCAGCCATTTCGTCAAATTTGTCACGGTTGTCCCAGACACCCCAGAACGTGAGACCCAATCCAAACAGGGCAATCAGTGCAGTCACGACCAAATGGGGAGGGTCACCAGCCACACAGTCTGTGGCCATGAGACACTCAGAATAGAAGTCCTCTCGACCTACCGCACCCAACGTAATCAAAAAACCCAATGCAATCCTAATCATTACGGTAACTCATCCTTATGGTAGACTCTGAAGGTATCAAAACCTTCGTACTCTTCTTGTTTCAATAAGTCCCGACCAACGTCAACAAACTCACTGAACGTGTATTTCTTATCAGTCAGAATCTTCTCATAGTACGGTGAGATACTAACCAATGCGATATAGTACTCTTTCTTCTCTCTAGGCACAATCCCACTCCACAACTTCGTAATCCTTGTAGGCACTCTTTTCAGCGAACTCTATTGCAGCCTCTTCACTTTCGAAGACTAACTCGTAGAGTATCTCATTTTCGACCTTCAAGTAGTAAACTAAATCTTTCATGACCTCCTAATCCTCTATCTCAAAACAACATTACAGGGTAATTATCGCATAGGTTGGGGCTAATGTCAAGCGTTTTTTTTAACTTTTTTCAACTTTTTTT